CTGCAGCTGCTTCGTCTGTAGCCGGGCCTCGATGAGCGCCGGGTCTTGCGCGTTCGCGGCGAGCCCCAGGACCAGGGCTTGCCCCTCCTGCGTGCGAATGTCGGCCGTGTTGACCGTGCGAGAGCCGAGGGTATTCAGCTCGGTGATGCGGGCCACTTGGCGGTTGTATTCGGCTTCCTCGGCCTTGCGGCGCTCCTCGGCAAAGCGGGCCTGCTCTTGGGCGTATTGCTGCTGGAGAGCCTGCTGCTGGCGGGCCATCTCCTCTTGCTGGCGCTGGGCGGCAGCCATCTGCTGCCCGCGACTGTTGGCGATCTCCTGCTCCTTCTGCAGTCGCCCATCGGCGATTGCCTGCTCACGCTGGGCGACCTGGTTGAGTTGGGCCAGCCGCTCCACTCCAGCGCGTGCGGCCTGCAGATCACCGCCCTCGCGAGCCGCAGCGATGACGTTTTTCGTCACCTCGATCTCGCGCTCTATGGCGGCGACGTTTTGCGCAGCCTGCACGCGAGCCGCCTGCTCCTGCTGCACAAACTGAAGGCGAGCCTGCTGCTCTTGGCCGAGGTTTGCAAACACAAGCTGCTGGACGTTGCGAGCCCCTTGTAGCTGCTGCTCAAACAGCCCTTTAAGTCGCTCAACCTCGGGGCCGAGCGGGATGCCGTTTCGTGCCTGCTCCTGCGCCCTGGCAATGCCTTCTTTCAATTCCTGCGCCGCGAGAGCCCCAGCGTTACCAAACTCGGCAGCCTTGTTGATCAACGCGTTGATGTCGGCTTCGATTGCGTCGAACGCTCTCTGGAAGCCCTCGCCGAATCCCTGCTCGAGGGCCTGCTCCTGCTCCTCGAGCTTGGCCTGGATCTGGTCGAGTTGCGCCAGCCTGGCCGTGGCCGCGTCGGCGGCAAAAACGGCCCCTCTCTCGCGAGCCCTAGCGATCTCCTCAACCAGTTGTTTCTGCTGACGCAGGACAAACTCTAGGTCGGTTTCGACCTGCTGCGTTTCGCGCTGCGAGTCCACCAACTGGGTAAGCCGTTGCGCGTCGGCGGTAACGATGCCTTTCTGCAGTTGCTCAATTTTGGAGAACGCCTCAACCTGCTTTTTATACTCAACGGCTGCCGCTGCGGCGTTTTGCTTGAGCGTCGTTTCGTTTATGATCCGCTTGCCGAACTGCCTTTCGAGCTCCACGATCGCGTCTTGGTACTTCAGGGCAGCGTCAAATCCCGCTTGCCCAAAGCGGGCCGAGTCTTCGATGGCAATCGCGAGTTGAGCCCGCACGGACTCGACGGCCTTAGAGGCGGCGGCGTTCTCCTGCTCGGTCGCCTTGCGAGACTCCTCGGCGGATCTGGTGCGAATGTCGGCCTCCTCGCGGAGAGCCTCGATCCGCTTTCCGAAGTCTGCCAGTGCGTTCTTTTGCGCTGCCGCCAGCTGATCTTGCGAGAGCCCTGCGTCCTCTGCGGCTGCCGCCACGTCCTCTAGCGACTTCACGAGAGCCTGCACTGCCGTTGAGCCGTCATTGCCAAACGCTGCCGCCTGCTCTTGGGCCTTTGCAATTTCGCCGGAGAGGTTAATGGCTCCGTCCACTGATTGGTCGAGCGTGCGCACAAACTCCGCAAGAGCTTCGTTTGATGCCAACCGCTGCGATTCTTGAATGGCCTCGTTGCGTTGCTTCAGCAGCGCGGCGTCGGCCTGAAGCCTGGCCTGCGTTTTCCTGAATCCTATGAAGGTCCGGTCGCTCGCCGTATCATCCAAGGCTCTGATGAGCCTGTTGATTCCACCAATCGACTCGGCCGTGGAGTTTGCGATAGCTGTGCCAATGCCAGCGAAGTTGGCCGTGATCTGCCGGTAAAGTCCCTGCGACGCCACGCCTACGCGGTCCATCGCGTCACCGAAGGCGTCGATGTCGGCTCTCTGCTGATCCGTGAGCGCTCCTCCCAGCCGCTCCAGATCCGACGCAGCCGTTCCGAGCTGTTTGATGACCGGCAGCAGTTCGGCCCCGCTCTTGCCGAATAGGGCCATGGCGGTTGCCGTTCGCTGTGCGGGATCTGGCATCTGCGCCAACGCTTGCGCGGCCTGCTGGAAGAGCGTTTCGGGGTTGCCGTCGCGAACTTCGTCGGTGCTAATCCGTAGGTTCTTAAACGCTTCCACGGCCGACTTAGTGCCGTCGCGGGCTTCGTTGACCGCCCGCAAGAACTTCGTAAAGCCGCCGCCAAGTTGCTCAACGCTTGTGCCAGTTTGCAGCGCCGCCGCCTCAAGAACTTGAATGAACGAGAACGAGACGCCAACGCGATCAGCCAACTGCCCGAGCCGCTCGACCTCGCCTTCGAGCTGCACCAAATTGCGACCAGCCGCCACGGCACCAGCGCCAATTGCCGCAAACGCAGCCGCACCGGCGGTGAATGGATTTACGAGCCCGGCCACGCTGGCACCGATGCTGGCGAGGCCGTTTTGTAGTCCGCCAGAAAACACCCGCGACAAGCCTTCGCCTGCGGACGCGAGGCCCGAAAGCCTGCCGGCGACATTGCCAATCGGGCCGGGCAGGGCCGACAGGATGCCGCTTAGCTCGTTGAACTTCAGCACACCCTGACTGCCAGCCTGTTCAATTGCTTGGCCAGACTTGTTGGCGGCAATGGTGGCAGCCGCGAACAGGTCCGCCTGGCGTTGCAGTTCTCGGTTGAACTCCTGCTTCGTCAGCAGGCCGGCCTCTTCCAGCACTCTCGCGCGGCCAACATCGCGGTCAAATCTCTCCTGTGCGTTCAGGTTGGCCTGGCGAATGCGCGCGGCCTCAGACTCCAACGCGGCCCGCTCGCGGTTGGCTTGGGTGGCGGCCTGCTCCTCAATCTTGCGGGCTTCCGCAAACGCCTCGGCCTGTTGCCGTTCGGCGGCAGCGACAGAGTCAGACCTCGCCCGCGCCGACTCTGCGGCCTGCTTGTCTAGGCCCAGCTTTGCAATCGCGGCATTGTTTAACGCCGTCTGATCGATCACGCCCAGGCGTTCAAGTTCAACGAGTCGCTCAATCTCGCCAGCCACAACCTTCGTTTGGTCTCCGTATTGCTTCTGGACGCGAAGTCCTTCGGCAATAGCGTCTGCAGCCTTCTTGGCTTCTTCTGTCAGCTGGGCAAACGCCGCCGCGTACTCCTGCGGACCAACAGCCTTTGCCCGCAGCTGATCGGCCAGCCGGGCGAACCGCTCTGCAAACTGCTCTTGGGCGCGGGCCGCTGCGGCAGAGCTCTCCGTGAACGGGGCGAAGACCTTCGTGGCCCGGTCCACCTGCGTCTGCAAGCTGTTCAGCGCTCGCTCGGCTTGCGTAAGAGACTTCGGCACGCTTGAAGCGTCCGCTGTCACCTTCATTGCAAGTCCGAGGATCGTGGCCATTGCTATTGCCCGAGGGCTCCTAAGAGTTTCTGCAGTTCTGCCTTCATCTGGTCCGTGTGCTGCGGCGGTTTCTCAATCGGGATGAAATCTGACGCAGACGGCGCTTTCCCCTTCTGGGCGTAGGGGGCCAGCATTGCACTCGCAAGCAAGCCAGTTTCAGCCCACGAGTCAGGGATAGCCTCAAAATGCCTTGTGTATGCGATCCACTCCGTGAGCTCTCGGCTGTCCATCCGCATGGACAGCTCGCCGACCGTCATGCCTAAATGGCCCGCCAGCCGAAACATCAGCCGTCTCAGAGGGCGGGCGTTTAGTTTTTTGCCAACTCCTCCACGTCTGCTTCGCTCATCGCGTTGTGCTTCATGGCGCGATCAAACAACCGCGTCATAACGGCAGCAGACTTCTGCCCGAGCTTCTCGATCTGCTCCCGAGTGAAGAGCAGTTCGCCCTTCTCGTCGCAGAGCACTCGCTGGAGATACTCAGTGCGGAAGTTCTCAATCCCGGAATCCTTTTTCCCGATCCACATGCGTTCGTAAGCGTCTCGCTCCGAAACGCTCATCACGCGAACAAAAACGCTGCCGCCCCACTCTTTGACCTTTACTTCCAGAAGTGAAGCGTCGTTTGCCGCCAGGATCTGCTCTGCCGTCAGTGCCATCGTCACTCCTTCACGATTTTGAACGTGGCCGAATACCGGGCCACATCATTGACCTTCCCGGCGAGCTGCAG